TGGGGATCGACTGTGTAATATTTAAGACGTTTCGAGGAGTAATCCCATAAGACTTTTAGAATGCCGGTGCCGCACATTAGCATCGAATCGACCGCACTCAGCACCTCGGTTTCGAGGTTCGTCATCTGCTTCACCCGGTGGTCGAACCACTGGGCGGCGGCAGTCGTAAACTCGGCCACCTGGGGTGACGTAGGAACAAACTGTGCAATTAGGTCGGTCGCAAATAACTGCTGGAAGTACGCCGGTTTAAGTTCGCTGATCGTCGTATCGACGAGCGGGAAATGAACGTCTGATGCCCCGGGCCAAGGCTTATTCTTCCGCCGCAACCCGTGGTGACGCATCTCGTAGAACATGCGCTGCCGCGTGTCCCACACCGAACGATCCGCTAAATCTTGTAAAACCTCCGCGTTTAATTTATCCCGATCCCGCATCTAAAATTCTTCTTCCTCCTCTTCCTCCTCCTCGCAACACCACCCCATCTGCTGGATCGCAAATAACGTAGAATACATCTGAAGTCCGCCGATAAGCATAGCGTCACTCAAGTCGAACTCTTCCTGGTATCGACTCAGTAACGACTCCAAATCTCCGCAAAAAGCGTCAAACTGTTCCTCGGTGGTCACCGGGGAGAGTTATCGTTTCTTTGGTTTCAGCCCGAACTTCTTGCCGCCTGCCGCTTTGCGCGGGCCAGAAGCCATCGCCCGGCGACCGGACGCTGAAACACTTCGTTTGAGGTTCTTACGCGCACCGCGCCGCGCACCAAGTGACTCGTCCTGTCGGGACTTGTAGCCTTGTTTTTTAGCTGCCATTTGACTGTTCGTTAATGCGTAAAAAAACGCACCCGAATTGGGTGCGTTAAAATCGCTTTCTGGCAACAGTCTTGTGAGGTAACTAGAGGTAAGTCATCGCTCGGGTAATAAGCTTCTGGGCGGTGACCGGGTTCTCGGGTGCTGCGTTCCTCGCGTCATCGAGTAACTTCTTCACCCGGCCCAACTGCGACTTGAGTGTCAGCGCATAGGTCATTTGGTCGAGTGCCTCCTCAATTAAATCATCGACCAACGGCACCCGTTCCCAGAGATCCCCACCGTGTTCCGCTTGACCGGCCCGGTACTTGTCGTTGACTTGTTTTGCTATCGTTCGCTGGATGTCGGCCAGGTGGTCTTCTTGCGCTAACGTCATTCTAAACTAGCTTTCTCCAACTCGTATTCGTAATTAATTATTTTTTCCATCAACGCATTAACGAATGTTTTCGCCTCGGGACTCGCGTTGTACGCATCCTCGAATCCGCGTTCATTTCTCAGGATGATCTGCTTCGTCGCGTCCAGCTTTCGGGGCACCGTTGTTTGACATCCGACTCCGAATCCAATCGAGCTTGTCATGGCGACGAGCGTCAACCATCTCTTCCAGTTTCTTTTTTTCGACTTTTTTACCATAACCAAAAAGTTCTTTCGCTAATTCTAAAATCGCCCGTATTATCCCCAATGTACTCATCCTGTGTTTAACCCCATCGATTCCCGAAGTTTATTGTCCGTACCCCAGTCAGTCATACCCGCTGCAAGCACTTCGTTCAAGTCCGGTTGGCTCATCCTCGCCCAAGCCGGGTGGTCGCTGACACTCGCCAAACACATCACCAACGCATCACCCCGGTCAGGCGAACTGAACCCCCGCGCCTTCATCTCTTTCTTGCTCTCCAGATTGAGTTTACCGGTCTTTGATGTCCCGACCCGCCGGGTAGTCAGTTGGCTGTGAAGAATCTCGTCATCGGGCAGTATAGCCTCAAGACGGTCGATCTGGCGGGCGGCGCGGAACCACATCTCCGTGCCCCGGTTCTGATACCTATCCGGTTCCTGCGCTCGTCCGCCTAGGTTCACTTGGTGAATCGGCCAACCCATCTCACCAAGTTGGTGGCACATCGGTAATCCCAACCCACCCGCATCCCCGAATATCTGCTCAGGTTTCAACCCGGCTTTCTCGAACTCCAACGCAAAACGCGCACAACCGGCCATCGTGTTCGCCTCACGCCAGGCGACCAGCTTGGTGACTTTGTTCCCGACCCGCATACAAAACACACTCTCATCACCGGCTGCCGCAAAGTCGCAGGCCGCAACCACCTCATGACCGTCTTTCGTTGGGGGACTGTCCAGACAAGACATTAAACTCTCCCACGGTATCACCAAGCCTTCGCCGCTCGTCTCCTGGAACGCTCCGTAGATCATCGACTGGATCAACGGATGTTCGCGCCCCCACATCTCGATCTGTTCGTCAATCCAGCTTTGCTTGATGTGCGGACAATCGAATGCGGTCACCGTGTGGAGTTCCCACCACTTCTGTTCTTTGGAGAAAATCTTATAAAACTTCCCAGTGGTGCCGCCCGGCGAACTCATCGCTAGGATGCGATTTGGCTGGATTCGGGCCACCGCTTCAAATAGATCCTCCTGGATGCTTTTGCACTCGTCTAATACGATGAAAACATTGCCGTGGAAGCCTTCAAATCGTCCCGGTTGGTCGGTAGCGAAACCCAAGATCCGCGACCCGTTGTCCATCGTGAGGTCGGTCTGGTTGATCTGCATACCGAGTCCCGCCACTTTACTCGCTAACGCCCGGATCTGAGGCCACAACTGTTCTTTGACCTGGCGATAAACGCCACTCGTAGTGATGACAATACTCCCCGGGTAGATCAACGCATACCATAACGCCGCTGGTGCCGCTATCATCGCAGTCTTGCCACTACCGTTCGCCGCTTTTAACGCTACCCGCGCACCGGGTTTGCTCAGATCGAACAGAACTTTCTTCTGCCAATCGTAAAGTTTTAAGCCAAAATATTTCTCAGTAAATACATCGCAGTCCGCGTCTCTTGAGGAGACTCGGGTCTTTGTTTTCGACCCAGCAGGTTTTTCGGATTGTTTTGGTGTCTCGCTCGTTTTTGTTTTTGTTTTGCCCATAGTCGCTCACCTCGAATTTTCTAATAAAATTACCCACCTCGTCGGTCAGTTTGTACCCCGCCACCACCTCGCTCTTCGGATGGTACGAAAATAAATAAAACGGACACCGGAACGATTTACTCGCCCACCGTCCAGCTTCCAGTTTGTTCCAACCGACCATCTCTCTCGGGTGATATCCCAAAACGCACTCGCGGGTCTTGATCTCCGCCACCGCCTTAATCACGCCTCCTCGCACAAACATACCGTCCAACTCGCTGAACTGTCCATTCGTGTAAACCCACTCGTCGCCCGGGTGGTTGTCGAGGATGATGTCCACGCACTGCTGTTCTAGTCGGTCAATCATTTTGCAAATAAGAAGTCCGCCGCTTTGATCGGCACTTGCCCCACCGTAGGAAAGTGCATCCTGCCCAACTCACTGTTACCGCTAATAAAACTTACGAACGCCGAACAGTCCGAGATCCGCCACAAGTTGTCATCTCCCCCAATTCGTCGCATCCCCGCCTGAGCCCACAACCAACTCATTTCGCCCGCCGTGTAGTTTTCGTAGTTCCATAGTTTCCGTAGTTCCGCCAAACCCGCTTGCTGCAACAAATCGGGATCGTTCACCGAACATAAGTCCTTCACATAAACCAATCCCCCCGGATTCAATAACCCCACGCACTTCGCAATTAGCTTCCCCGGCTCATCGAAATACCCGAAACTCTCACACAAGATAACCCGGTCAAACGTTCGCCCAGCATCGTCCCATTCCATGAAGTCCGCCAACTCCAAACTCAACTCCGCCAACTCGACCTGACGCGGACTGATTGTTACCCCCGTCAAATCCGTGACTCCGTTCGCCATTAACCCGGACATCACGCCTCCCACGCCACAACCTACATCCAATACACTGTGCCCGGGTAATATCATCCCGCGCTCCATCATCACCCGGCAATGCCCCATCGGCTCAGGCGCAAACAACGCAGCTTGAAAGACCGGCCCATACTCACCCAGATAAACATCCGAGTAGTCATCGTAATATTCCGCTACCGTGTTAGTCATTGCCATCGTTGTTTTCGCTTCCTGTTCGTCATTAGAACGCGGTTTCGGTCATCGATGTACTCCTGCAACCGGCCCGCCTGCAAAGTCGCTTCAGCGTGATCCTGGTGGTCGTAAAGTGTCTCATACGGAAACAATCCACCACGGTTCAATCGGGTACCGGCAGGCGACTCTCCCGCCACCGACCGCACCCACAATCGCCACCGCCCATCGTCCTCGCACCGGACGTAGACCGTCATCGCTTCCTCCTAAATCGTTCCATAAATCGCTTCCGGTAACCGGGCATGTCCTCGGGGTTCGTCTTTCCCCGATCCAAAGCCATGTCGCACTCGCGCTGTGTCATCATCAACGGCACTACCGCACCATCGACCTGGACGTACACCGCCAGATAGTTGTCCGCACTGTTACGCCTTCGACTGGTGTTCTCGACGGAAACCAGTTCGCCTAATCGTTTTCTCGTATCTTTGGCCATAAGAATTATTTCACCTCTCGCATCACGCTCTTCACCTCGATCATCGACCGTCCGCGCTCACCGCACTTCTCGCAGCGGAAGATCATCACCTCACCGACCAGGTCTTTGTAATCGACCTCATCGCTCAGGTACCACTCGCTGCATACGACACAATAAACCCGCGACTCGTTGACCATCTCGTAAACGGCACCCGGGCTTTCGATTGTCGGTAGTTGAAATTCGTGGGGTCTCATTAGTTCGTCCAACCGTCTGGAAGATTCACCGCATCAACGCATAACTCGGAATTCCACCCAGACGGTGCGTACCGACTAACAAACGAACCCCGACTCACCCACGTTCCCCATCCGCCACACGGTATGTTGGCATACAGTTTTCTAATCAGGAACAACCTCGAATATCCGTAATCCAAATATATCGATACCCGGGTGTGCCGATGCCCACCCGAATGCCACCACGATTTCCTCGGAGTCTTCCACCTAAATGAATCGTACTTGCCGCGCCTCCGATGCTCGATGTTCCGCCTAAATCCACTCGCGTCCAATACCCAAACCATCCGCCGGTAAAACGACTCCCGTTTAAGTATCTCATCCGCACTAATCGACGAATGTTGGAACTCGATGACCCCGTCATTTGTCACCACATCCGCACGATGACAACCAATCGCAACCTCACGCCACTCTCTCGGAAATTTCTCTTTCCAGTCCAAATGCCAGTCGGTCTCCGGTTCCGACCACGAATCACAATCCCGATTCCGATGCGCCCAATGCCACCGGTTGATCGTCCCGCATTTCGCTATGACCTCATCCCCGCAACCCGGACACACCGCACGTTCGTTGGGCGAAGCGGTGACTCGGTCACTACCGTTCATCGCTAATGTCATTGGTCGGAATTCCCCGTGTGCGATTGTTTTAACGGGGGTGGGGTGTTGGGATTGGTAGCCCCGGTTGATTGGGTGCCCCCCACCTCTTTTTCAGCGGAACCGTCATTGTCGGGTGACGATTGGGTGAC